TGGCTGGGAAACACTCGATCCAGATGATATTCGTGCTGTGTCTCGTGGCGGCGGAAAATGGGGAATCGATATGCCGAATCCCGTATTAATTAGATAGAAAGGAGTAAAAATGACAAAAAAGAAAGCATTGCGTAGAGCAATCGGTGTTGGACTTGTCCTGCTAGGTCTGTCCTGGTACATTCCTGGAGTTGCGGCAGATACGGCCGGTGCAATCCTGGAAAGGCGTTTGCACATTATGTCGAAATGGTCGAATGCACATCCTGTCGAAACAGACAATTGATATTAAGAAAGGAGAAAATAATGGGTATCAAAGCATCAATGATACGCGCATTTGGCGCATCCAAACTCTTTATGAAAGAAAAAAGCCCGGAGTTCCTGATCGGAGCGGGCATTGTATGCGGGGTGGCAGCGGTTATTACCGGATGTATGGCCACGCCCAAGTGTATGGACATTTTATCTGATTATGATGACAACATGTCCATGGTAGAAGAAGCCGAGGCAAAGGCCAAGTCGCAGGAGATTGAATATGATGCCAGACAGGACCGGCGGATATTCACAACACAGTGCGCATGGAAACTGTTCAGATGCTATGCAATCACAGCAGGCCTCACCGTCGGTATGGTAGGATGCGTGTTATGGGGATTTGGCATTATTAAAACAAGGTACGAGAATGTAGCTATGGCTTTCTCTAGTCTGGCAGCGTTCACCGCTTCGTACCGGAACCGCGTGATCGAAACGGAAGGCGAAGCCCGTGACAGATATTATGCCACGGGTATTAAAGAAGAACTGAAAAAGGTCGAAACAGTTGACGAAAACGGTAATAAAACGGTCAAAGAAACCATTGAGAGAACCGGCGAAGTCGATCCAAAGACATATAATCAGTTATTTACATTCGAATACAGCCAGAAGACCAGCGACTGCGCTAGCCGAGATGCATGGGTCAATCAGCGGACCTGTTTTGAGAAGGAAGGTCTGATCAATAACATTATTCACCGGGAAGAATTCATTGATTTTAACTACATCCAGTATAAAGTCTTCCAGCTGAATCAGAAAACCAAGCCGCGTACCGCATACGGCGCTGTATTCGGGGCTAAGCGTGACAAAATTAAAGACGGAAACGTCACAAAGAGGGTGCGCATCCAGACCTCCATTATTCCTAATCGAGATGATGGCGCAATCCTGGTCGAAGTCCTTGGAATGGAGCCTCTCTTTAATCCGATGAAGGATCTTGACGTGTCCATTAAGGCCGACGATGATTATCACATCATTTATGATGAGGATAAAAATCCTGGAATAGACGATCCACGCGCAATCCGCGAGTGGCTCTATCAGGTAAACAAGGAGGATAAATGAAAATTCCCAAGGAAATACTCATTCGAGTAGGACTGTTCCTTGGCGGATTTGGTGTTGGCACCGTTGTTGGAACGATATTCAGTGCTAAACGTCATGATAAAAAATATGAAGCACTGTATGTCGAAGAAGTAAAACGGCAGGTGGGTCTTTATAAGGCTCACCTGAGCCAGCCGACCAGCGAACACCGCAAAAATAATGATCAAAACGAAAAAAAAGAGGAACAGCCCGGACGGAGCAAATCTTCGTTAGATAATTATAGCGCCAGAAAAGTTGATGAGTACACAAAATATAGCAGAGTGTACGCTGATACTCCAGACAATCCATTAGATGACGATGATTACCATAATGACGGTAATTACATCGATGGCAAAGTCGATAGCGAAAAACTTAATAAAATTGAAAAAGGAGGGACAATAATACCGCAAGACATATTTGACAGTGCGCCAGTTGAGGACCGTGTAGAACTTTTTTATTACACAGGCGATGGCGTTCTAGCCGACGAGGACAATGATGTTTTAGATCAGGATGAATTGTTCGGAGATGCGCTTGCTGAATTTCGTAGTAACCCGGATATAGATGATATTTGTATTATCTCAAAAATGCAGCCTGGACGATACTTTTGCGTAACGAAAGTTATCATGGCCTTTAGCGAGGTGAATAAGCATGGCTAATACACTCGTAAATGGCTATCCGTTTGATGACAGCGGTTATTATGAGTGGCTTTGTGATCAGACAGGTCTGAGCCACCATTACGACTTACTATTGCGGCAACTATGGGTCACCGAATTCTACTTCGTGCTGATAGACGATGAAAACCGATTAAAGGACGGCTGTGATCTCACTCGCAGATATTGTGAGGAAATGAATCAAGCGTGGCCTGGACCTAAGTCATCGTGTTCTGTACTGGAAATGCTGGTAGCTCTTGCTATTCGTGCATCCGAAGAAATATATGACGAATGGACTCCGGCAAATTGGTTCCATGAATTCATGCATAATTTATATTTAGATTCGCAGACCAATGATGAGTTCGATAAGACATACGTTGCCACTCGTTTAGAGACTTGGATGAGTCGGAAGTTTAAAAAAAATGGGTTTGGGAACATCGTAAAGTCACGAACCCTTTTTGATTCACGTATGAACCCTTTTTGGAAAGGGGTTCACGATTATGTGATTTCCGAGTTCGGTGTGCCTAAAATTTTATAAAATTTGCAATGTAGCTTGTAAATTTTATAGAAAAAAACACAAAAAATGTATAGAAAAAGCCCTTTGTGAACCCTTTTCCGATTTTTTACCTTAAAATCTATTATATGAAAAAAATAATTTTAAATAATAGTTTTTTGGTGTTTTTTTTTCGAAAAAAGGTTCGTACACAAAAACGGTTACTGAAAGGAGGGTCTATGTGCCGTTAGATTTTTATAAAATAGGATTAAAAGAAATAAAAAATGGCTTCGTTGTTAGACCCCGTTTTTTGGTGAAACCTAACACCAAAGATTTGCTGATACGCGGACGAGATTTTTATGCTGTATGGAATCCAGCAACAAATTTATGGTCGACTAGCGAAGGCACTCTAATAGAAATGATCGACAAGGAAATCATGGAAGAGTGCAATCGACTAAAGAACGAGAATCCTCAGAATCGTTATTTTATGGCGTTGATGTCAGATGCCGATAGCGATTCTATAGATCGCTGGCACAAGTATTGCAATAAACAAATGCGTGACACGTGGAATGCCGAACGAGCATTGGACGAGCGCGTTATATTTGCTAATACGGATACAACCCATGAGGACTATGCCACTAAAAAACTTTCGTATGCAATTGGCGAAGGTGATTATAGTGCTTATGAAGAGTTGATATCTACTTTATATGAGCCGGAGGAACGAGCAAAAATTGAATGGTCAATTGGATCTATCATATCGGGTTCGAGTAAACGCATTCAAAAATTTCTTGTATTTTATGGCTCCGCTGGTTCCGGCAAGTCGACCATATTAAACATTATACAAGATTTGTTCGAAGGTTATTGGGCTCCTTTTAGAGCTAAGGACTTAGGACGATCTAACGCGGCGTTTGCCATGGAATCATTTAAAAACAATCCATTGGTTGCGATAGAACATGATGGCGATTTATCCAAAATCGAGGACAATACTCGTTTGAATTCTATAGTTTCGCACGAGACTATGGAACTTGAGGAAAAATTTAAATCAAAATATCCGGCAACCATACATTCGTTTTTGATGATTGGTACCAATAGGCCGGTTAAAATTACAGAAGCCAAATCTGGACTTCTGCGTCGGCTAATTGATGTACATCCCAGCGGCAATACAGTTCCTACAAAAAGATACGATACTTTAATGCGTCGAATCAAATTTGAAAAAGGAGCTATAGCTCAACATTGCTTGGATATTTATAACAGCATGGGGGAGCAATATTACGCGTCGTATGTTCCAACCGCTATGATAGCAGCTACCAATGATTTCTATGATTTCATGCAATACGAGCTGCAGTATTTTTTAACTACTTCTCTGGTACCGAGAAAGGAGGCATTTCGTAGGTATAACGAGTATTGTGAATACGCCAACATTCCAAAAGACAGTCGTATGCGTTTGCGAATATTTTCATCGGAGATGGAAAACTATTTCCGAGATTTTAAAGCAGACTACCATACGGCCGATGCTCATTATTCATCTGTATTCATGGGCTTCAAGAGAGAGAAGTTCGGTTTAGAGCCGGAACATCCCCCAGATACTAAGGAACCAGAAAAAGATTCCAGTTGGCTACTTTTTCGAAAACAGCATTCGTTGTTCGATGATATGGCAAAAGATTGGCCGGCCCAATATGAGTTGCCAAATACGAACGGAAGGCTCGAAACTTCGTGGGACAATTGTACGAAGACTCTTAGTGATATTCTCACAAGCGAACTTCACTATGTGCGCGTTCCATTACATCACATAGTGATCGACTTCGACATCAAAGAGGATGGCCAGAAGTCATTAGAAAAAAATCTGGAAGCCGCTAACAAGTGGCCACCAACCTATGCCGAACTTAGTAAGTCTGGAGCAGGCATCCATCTCCATTATATTTACAATGGTGACCCTACGGAGCTGCGGGCCATTTACGATAACGACATAGAGGTGAAAGTCTTTACCGGAAAATCTGCGTTACGACGTAAGCTTACGGCGTGTAATGATATTCCGGTTGCCCATTTGTCTGGCGGTTTGCCAGTGAAAGAAAGGAAGGGCAATGTGTTAGACTTTGAAGGATTTAAAGACGATAAGCACTTACGCAATTATATAGATATGCATTTACGTAAGGGCAAATTCTCGTCTACGTCTCAGAGTATAAGCGCCATAAAGTCTACATTAGACGACTTATATTCTGTAGGTGTTTCTTATGATCTTCGTGATTATGCACCGCAACTACAACAATTTGCATTACATAGTTCTAATAGTAAAGATAAATGCTTACGATTAGTAAGTGAAATGCATCTTTGCAGTAAAGATGTGGAGCATAATGACGATGGCGTGATCAATGAAAGCGACACTGAATTTGAAGACGATCGTATCATCATATGGGATTGCGAAGTTTATAAGAACTTGTATCTCATTTGTTGGAAGTATTTAGATGAACCAGAAATTCATGTGGAGTTCAATCCTTCTAGTGAATTTTGTGAATGGTTTGCGAAACAAAAAACGGTCGGATTCAACAATCGTGGCTATGACAATCATATTCTTTATGCGCGCATGCTTGGATACGATTGCTATAAGCTTTGGCAGCTGTCTAGAGACATCGTGGCCGGTAAAGATGACGTTAAGTTTGTTAATGCTTACCAGATTGGCTTTGCTGATATTCTTGACTATTCGTCTAAGAAACAGTCTCTTAAGAAATGGGAGATTGAACTTGGCATTCATCACCAAGAGATGGGCATACCATGGGATGAACCAGCACCAGAAGAGCAATGGGACTTAGTAGCCGAATACTGCAAAAATGATGTCGTGGCTACAGAAGCTGTATTCAAGGCAACATATCAGGATCTCGTTGCGCGTGAGATCTTGGCTGACTTGTCTGGTCTTAGGGTTATTAACACCACTAGACAGCATACAACTAAAATCATATTTGGCGATAATCGTCATCCGAGTCTCAATTATCCAGATATAAGAGAGACGTTTCCTGAGTATGAGTTTGCTGATGGCAAAAACATATATAGGGAAATAGATGTTGGATTTGGCGGATACGTCTACAGCGAACCGGGAATGTATACCGACGTAGCATTGCTTGATGTAGCGTCACTGCATCCCAACAGTATAAGAGCCATGAATCTGTTTGGCGATTACACCAAAAACTATACTGATATTCTGGATGCGCGTATCGCCATCAAACGCCACGATCTTGACGCCGCAAGAGGAATGCTTGACGGCAAACTTGCTCCTTATCTGGGCAGTGATGAAGATGCTGACAAGTTAGCTCAAGCGTTGAAGATCGTTATAAATAGTGTTTATGGTTACACCAGCGCCACATTCCCTAACCCATTTAAGGATCCGAGGAATGTTAATAATATAGTTGCGCTTAGAGGTGCGTTATTCATGGTTACGTTGATGCAAGAAGTGCAGAAGCGTGGCTTTATTGTTGCGCACATCAAAACCGATTCCATCAAGATCCCAAATGCCACTCCAGAAATCATACAGTTTTGTATGGATTTTGCGAAGCAATATGGATACACATTTGAGCACGAAGCTACATATGAGAAGATGTGCTTGGTCAATCAAGCTGTCTACATTGCCAAGTATAGAACGCCGGATGTGTGCGAACTGTACTATGGTTATGTACCTGGCGATAATAAGAAAGCCGCCAAGAAAGGTAAATACTGGACAGCTACTGGCACTCAGTTCCAGGTGCCGTATGTGTTTAAAAAGCTGTTCAGCGGAGAAGAAATCGTGTTCAACGATCTCTGCGAAACAAAGTCGGTCGCCAAGGGTGATATTTACCTAGACTTCAATGAGAAGTTAGAAGATGTCACGTATTGGCAAAGCATCTATGATGCACGCTTAGTGGCCGCGCGTAACGGTAAGCTAACAAAGAAAGCACAAAGTATGCTTGACGACACAAGTGATATTTCAGACGAAGAGTTATTGGCTGAAATAGCTAAGGGTCATCAGTATATGTTTGTCGGTCGTGTCGGATTATTTTGTCCGGTAAAAGATGGTGTTGGCGGTGGCATTTTGTACCGTAAAACACCGGAAGGCCAGTACATGGCTATAACGGGAACGAAGGGTTATAGATGGCTAGAAGCCGAGTATGTTGAATCGTTAGACTGTGATCCGAATGATATTATAGATAGAGGTTACTATGACGATTTAGCAACCGAAGCGATAAAAGCTATATCAAATTATGGTGACGCGGACGAATTTAGGTTCTCCGATGTGCCAGCCGACAAAATGTCTTTGTATGTAAATATGCCCACGTCAGTTGCGGAAGAGCTGCCTTGGGTTGATTAGAAAGGAGTATAACATGGTAGACAGAAACGAAATTAAGAACGAACTTATCGAGCACGCCAAACTCATTTTCCGTAATTTTAGGGGGGCTGAGCGAACCGATAAGCAAGGACACATAGTTAATCAAGAAGGAAAGAGGAATTTTTGTGTTGTTCTGAATGAAACCCAGGCCGAAGATCTGCTTGAAAAGGGCTGGAACGTTAAGCGTTCTGAATGGGAAGGGCAGGTACAGTATACGCTCCAGGTGGCTGTATCTTTTAAAGGTCGTCCTCCTAAAATTCTTCAGAGAGCTAAAGATGAACAGCGTGGCGTCATCCTCGACGAAAATACAGTTGGCCAGCTTGATTTTGGCACTATCGAGTATGCCGATTTAATCATTAGAGCTTATCCTTGGGAGGTTAATGGCATTAGCGGCGTTAAAGCGTACCTCCGGTCTATGGAAGTTATTATGTACGTGGATCCCATTGAGGCGAGGATGGCTTCATATGAAGAAGAAATGCCCTGGGGGTGATAAATGGCTATTCTGCTATATCCGCATCAGGAAGAAGCAGTGAGTAAGCTCAAGAGCGGTTCGGTTCTGGTTGCCGATGTTGGCACAGGAAAGAGTCGGACCGCTCTTTCTTATTATTATACTCGAGAATGTAAAGGACAGTTGCGTATCAATGGTGTTGGTGAAGATGGGCCCATGCTTCAACCAAGAGATTTGTACATAATTTGTCCTGCTAAAAAAAGAGATTCTCATGAGTGGGAGGACGAAGCTTCTTTCTTTGATTTAACGCAAGTGAACGTCCATATTGATTCATGGAACAATATTAAAAAATACGCTAACGTTATTTCATCGTTTTTTATTTTTGATGAGCAAAGGTTGATAGGGTCTGGTGCGTGGGTTAAAGCGTTTTTGAAAATATCGCAGAGAAACCATTGGATTCTGTTAACTGGAACGCCAGCAGATACTTGGTCGGATTTAATTCCTGTATTCGTTGCAAATGGTTTTTATAAAAATAAAACCGAATTTTTAAGACGTCATGCGGTATTTAATCGTTTCGCTAAGTTTCCAAAGATAGACAGATACGTAGAAACGAAACGGCTAGAGCGTTTGCGCGACATGATTTACGTAAAAATGGAATTTTGTAAGCAGGCTGAGCAGCATCACGTTACCGTTAATTGCAATTATGATAAGCAGCTTTATTTACAAGTGTGGAAGGATCGATGGGATCCGTACGATAATTGTCCAATTAGGGAAACAGGAAAGCTTTGTTATCTAATGAGGAGAGTTGTTAATGAAGATCCTAGTCGTTTGACCAATACACTTGAAATAATGGGCGAACATCCGCGAGTTATAATTTTCTATAACTATACGTACGAGTTAAATGCACTGCGCGAAGCTTTGACCGCTATAGGCGTGCCATACAACGAATGGAACGGCGAGGTACATGAGCCAGTGCCAGAGGGTGACCGGTGGTGCTACTTGGTTCAGTATACAGCTGGCGCCGAAGCGTGGAACTGTACCGCTACGGATACAGTGATATTCTATAGTCAAAATTATAGTTATAGAATCATGATACAGTCCGCGGGTCGTATTGATCGGTTGAATACACCATTCAGCGATTTGTATTACTACCATTTAAAATCTCGTGCCCCTATCGATATTGCTATTGCAAGAGCAATACAACAGAAACGTAAATTCAATGAATCGGCGTTTATAGTTTCGTACGAAAAACATCGCTTATAATAGAAGGGAGAGAATCGATTTTATCGGTTCTCTTTTTTTCTTTTTTTAGGTGGTGTAACAACGTTTTATTTTATGAGGAGAGATGACGATGCTCGAAAATAAATTTAAGAGCGAATTGCGTAAAGAACTTGAACGACGTCTTCCTGGATGTCTGGTTTTGCATTTAGACCCAAGCGATATTCAAGGCATACCGGACATGCTGGTTCTTTATGAAGATCGTTGGGCTGCTCTCGAAGGTAAGAAACATGCATCTGCTTCTCATCGCCCTAACCAGGATTATTATGTGCATCTTATGGACAAAATGTCTTTTGCTGCATTTATTTATCCTGAGAATAGAGAGGAGGTGCTGAATGATTTGGAACGATCATTCAAAAGACGTACGTGAGGGTACACATGCGTTTCTTAGTCCAAGTCAATATTCGTGGCTTAACTATGACAGAGAAACGCTAATTGCCCGGTATCGCAATCGCTATGCAACTAGCATAGGTACCATTCTGCACAGTTTTGCCTGTGAACGTATTAAGTATGGTATTAAAGTAACCCGTTATACGCGAAGTGATATTCTATTAGAACTACTTCGTAATGGAATACCAGAAAATAGTATAGACATGGACATAATTTTTGACAACTTCAAAAACTATGTCAACGACGCCATAGGTTTTCAGTTGACTCCAGAACAAGCGTTGGTTTACTCAGAGAATTGCTTTGGGTGGGCCGACGCTATTTCTTTCTCCGAAGAGAAAAAGATTTTGAGAATACATGATCTAAAAACTGGTTTAACGCCTGCGTCGATGAAACAGCTAGAAATCTATGCTGCTTTGTTCTGCCTGGAATACAAAAAACGTCCTGGTGAGATAGACATTGAGTTGGCTATCTATCAGACCATGGCTGACGAAGATGGTTATTATGCCGACATTAATACCGAGCAAGCGGATGCAGAAACAATTGCACACCATATGGATAAAATCATAGCTCTTGACAAATGGATTAAGAGATATAAGGGAAATTACGATGTATGACGTGTACGACAATGAATACGAAGGTTTGATACCGGAGTCGCCAGAAGATGGTACGTGGTATGGAACTCCGCGGCATAGTGGCCGTTATCCGTGGGGTAGTGGTAAAAATCCGCAGCGCTCCGTCAATTTTAGAAGACGTGTTGCCGAGCTTCGGGCACAGTATAAAGCGGAAGGCATACCATTTCAAACAGCAGAAACGCTTATAGCAAAAGGCTTAGGTATGAGCACTACAGATTATCGTAAACGGCTGTCTAATGCTCGTGCCGAGGAACGCCAAATGCGAGAGCAAATGGTTAAAAAAATTCGCGATAAGGATCCAAATGCAACGCCAACCGAAATATCTAGAGCTACTGGTCTGGCAGAACCAACGGTTCGTTCGCTGTTAAACGAACAGAAAGCAGTGCGTTCGCGGGCTAATATGGAAATAGCCGCACAGTTAAAAGAATTCGTTGACAAAGCTAATTATATAGACATTGGCGACGGTAGCGAATATGCTCTCAACTGTACTAAGACTAGACTGGGCAACGCCGTTGCTCTTCTCAAAGAGCAAGGGTATCAGGAAGGAAAAATATATGTAGAGCAGATGGGTTCGAAAGGACAAAAAACATCGATGAAGGTTTTATATGCGCCCGATATCGATTATAAGGATGTGTATAAAAACCAAAAAGATATCCGTTCTATAGAACAAATGAGTCGGATACAAGATCTTGATGGAACATGGAAGCCTTCGCCTATGGAAATCACACCTATTGATTTGAAAAGAGTCTATATTAGGTATCCCGACGAAGGCGGAGCCGAACGAGACGGAACCATCGAGCTACGAAGGGGCGTAGATGATTTATCATTGGGAAAAGCTCGGTACGCGCAGTGCCGTATTGCTGTTGATGATGAAGAGGGTGGTCCTGGCAAATATTATTTAAAGGGCGTTGCTGTTTATCGTGATGATATTCCTCCAGGATATGACATAGTATTTAATACTTCTAAGCCAGCAGGAACCGATATTTCAAAAGTACTTAAGCCTTTAAAAACCGAAGATCCTTCTAATCCATTTGGAGCTAGTATTAAGACGGCTGAGCAGTTAGACGAAGTTGGTCTAATACAAAAGTATTATAAGGACAAAAACGGCGAAATAAAAGTTTCTCCTATCAACGTGGTTAACGAAGAGGGAACATGGCAAACTTGGAAAAAATCGTTGCCTGCTCAAATGTTATCTAAGCAATCTAAAACGTTAGTGGAAAAACAACTTACGCTAGCGGCGACACAAAAAGCGCAAGAATTTGCTGAGATAATGGCGCTCACCAATCCTACGGTCAAAAAGAAGATGCTAGAAACATTTGCCGAAGAATGCGATTCTGCCGCAGAAGAACTAAAAGCTGCTGCATTACCAAGACAAACTACAAAACTAATTTTGCCTTGCAATACGCTGAAACCGGACGAATGTTATGCGCCGACGTATCCGGATGGTACTAAATTGGCTCTCGTTAGATATCCTCACCAATATACCGGCGAGATACCAATTGTAACAGTTAACAATAAGAACAAAGAAGGGCGTGAACTCATATCCAATGCACCTGATGCCATAGGTATACATCATTTATCGGCAGAACGTCTTTCTGGCGCCGATTTCGATGGCGATACGGTAACTGCTATTCCTCTCAGCAGCAGAGTTAATATTAGATCCACCAAGCCATTAAAAGAGTTGGAAGGATTTGATCCTAAGACTGCGTATCCAGCATATCATGGCATGACGCCGGTTGGACCGAAAACGGACGGCTTTCGTAAAGGGATGGAAATGGGCAAAGCTACTAATTTGCTTTGCGACATGACACTCAAAGGAGCCCCTGATGATGAAATAGCACGCGCTGTTAAATTTGCTCAGGTCGTCATCGATGCCGAGAAGCATAATCTTGACTGGAAAGGCTGCTACGAAGACTGTGGAATAGCAGCTCTTAAAAAGAAATGGCAAGATAATGGTGATGGACATACTGGAGCATCTACTATTATTTCTAGAGCTAAATCGCCAGAAAACGTACCTCTCAGAAAAGCCAGGACTGGTATAAATACATATAATACTGATCCAGAAACTGGAGAAAAGATAGAACGTTTAGAAGATGACGATAAACGTTCATATGCCGAATTTGCCCCTGTTCGGATTAAAGGGCCCAATGGTCGTTATTTGAAAGACGACGACGGGAACTATATTTATGAAACCGATGAAAAAGGCAAAGTAGTTAAAGCACCCACTGGAAAAATAAAGGAGCGCACTACCGAGTCTACAAAAATGGCCGAGACAAAGGACGCATACGAACTTACTTCTGGCGGATCCAGGGAAAACCCTGGAAATATAAAAGAAGCATTATACGCAGAATATGCAAATTCGATGAAGGCTTTAGGAAATAAGGCCCGGAAAGCATATTTACAAACGCCTAATATTAAACAGAATTCGGAGGCCAAACAAGAATATGCCGAGGAATATAAGTCTTTAAAATATAAGCTCGACGAAGCAAGAAAAAATTCGCCCAGAGAAAGACAAGCGAACTTATTAGCTGCAGAGATATATAAATCAAGACTTCAGGCTAATCCTGAAAGGGCAGACGATAAAGAATGGGTCGGTAAGGCTAGAAATCAGTGTCTTGCTGTAGCACGTGAACAGGTTGGTGCAAAAAGAACGCCTGTTAAAATAACGGATAGAGAATGGGAAGCCATTCAGAAAGGTGCTATATCTAAGACTATGTTAGAGGGTATATTAAAGAATACTGATTCTGACGACATTAAAAGATTAGCCACTCCGCGTAACAATCCTTCAATTTCTTCTGCTAAGCAGTCTACTGCTAGGGCAATGTATGCCTCTGGGTATACACAACAAGAGATTGCCGATAAACTTGGTATTAGTGCGTCTTCTGTAAGCAACATAGTAAACTAATGCTAAGTCATTATGGCTACATGGTATAAGCGTACTCAATGTAGCCATAATGACTTTATGTGCATAAAGGAGAACTCATGGACTGTGTATGGTTGACCACTCCCGACAATCCATACAATCCGTTTACGGAGTTTGATGAATGGGACAACTGTGATCAAAGTCATGGTTACAATACTTGTGCTCTATTGGATCGCATACATGGGTCAACCATGATTGAAATGCCACCGGAGATTAACAACATAATGCTCGAGCATAGTATTGACGAGATTCTAAAGCACTTTGGCTATTACATTAAAGTCAAAGAGAGTGACACCCGTCTTTTTGAACTTCTTAGGAAAGGATTGTTGAGTGAAGATACCTAATATAATCAATAAATATAACAAATATAAAGTAAATATAATAAATATAATATGATTATATTATTTAGGTACCCCCGGGGGGTCTTAAAATTTTGCACCCCCTATCGAATCGCGCCGGAATTTCGAATTTCTCCGGAGGTGATATTTTAGAGTACTTTTTAGAGGGTGGGAATTGCTAACATTCCCGTTACAGAACTGTTATCTCCTTTTAAATAGTTGTTACCCCCATGATGTGTTTTGCCATGGCGTTCCCACCCCCTGAAAAGTACTCTAGAAGTCCATAGAAAGGATAGTAATAATGAGGAGAAGTAAGCGCGAAGTCTCTGACGAGAAGCGCAAAGAGATTGAAAAGCGCAGAGAAGCACCTGCTAGGACTCCAGAAGGACGTGATCAGCAGTTGATATCTTACGCATACGACCTAGTAGAGCAACGATTGCTCGACGGAACGGCCTCGGCACAAGAAACTGTCCACTTTTTGCGACTGGCAAGCGAGAAAACACGCTTGGAAGTTGAGAAATTAAAGAGCGAAACCGCCATGCTTAATTCTAAAAAGAAAGTTTTAGATGCATCCGAGAAAGCATCAGTAGAATACACTAAAGTTTTAGATGCATTGCGGCTTTATCAGGGCCGTCGCGATGATTAAAACATATTCCGAACTCATAAGACTAACCACTTTTGAGGAGCGTTTTAAGTATCTGAGACTGCGAGGGCAGGTTGGCTCAGAGACATTTGGAATAGAGCGGTATTTGAATCAAAAATTTTATCGTTCTACTGAATGGCGAGATGTTAGGGAATACGTCATTTTACGCGATAATGGTTGCGATCTTGCCGATCCGAATCGCGAAATACAAGGCCGTATAGTGATTCATCATATGAATCCGATACTATTAACGGATATTCTGGAGCACTCATCTGACATACTAAATCCGGAGTATCTAATTACAACGTGCCACGATACGCATAACGCCATACATTACGGAGATATTACAGGCGCACAGTTTGTGCATCCTGTTGAGCGGAGGCCCAACGATACGTGTCCTTGGCATTAATAAGAAAGGAATAGAAATGAGTCAAGAAAGAAACGATAGCATGCTTGCTACCACGAAGCGCGCCTGCGGAATGGTAGACTCGTATGATGCGTTTGACTCGGAAATCCTCATGCATTTAAATTCGGCGCTCGGCGTGCTTCACCAGCTTGGTGTTGGCCCAAGCGCCGGTTTTGTCGTTGAAGATGACTCTGCGACTTGGGACGAATTCGTTGAAGCCGGCCCTTTACAGAATCTTGTAAAACAGTATGTGCCGATGAGCGTACATCACGATTTCGATCCACCTACAAACAGTAGCGTTCTTCAATCAATGGAGAACCGTTTACAGCAACTCGAAAGCAGAATGAGCTACTATGTAGATCCAGCCAACGACAATTCGTTTTTTGATGAGGACGAGTCTGACGAGAACCGAGACGGTGTGTATGATTCTAGCTGGGAGGGGTGATCGCGAATGCTATCGAACACCGCAACCCCAAGATACTACGGAGAATTTCGTAAGAAAGTTCTGTCCGGTGAGATTCCAGTTTGTTCAACTATAGAAATGGAGATGAACCGTATCGATGATCTAATCGCTAACCCTGGTGTTTGGTATGACGAAGATGCGGTTGAAGGATTCATAGCTTTTTGTGAAAACGAACTAACATTAACCGACGGTTCTGACTTGCATTTGCTAGATTCATTCAAACTATGGGCTGAGCAGATTTACGGATGGTACTACTTTATCGAAAGGCAAGTCTACGATCCAAATCTAAGACGTCACGTCGTTAAAACCATCAAGAAAAGACTAATTAACAAGTTCTATCTACTCGTTGGACGAGGTGGCGCCAAATCAATTTTCGGTTCGTGCGTACACAATTACGAACTAAACGTCATAACAGAAACGACACACCAGATTACGACATCTCCAACGATGAAACAATCGGAAGAGGTTATGTCACCTATAAGAACTTCAATCATGCGGGCCCGGGGTCCGCTTTTTAAATTCCTAACGGACGGTTCATTGCATAGTGGTGTCGGTGATTCGGCCAAGAAGATTAAGCTGGCTTCTACAAAACTTGGTATACAGAATTTCCTAACCAACTCTCTTCTTGAAATTAGACCAATGCGAATCGACAAGCTACAGGGTCTGCGCTGTAAGATCGCAACAGTTGATGAATGGCTATCTGGCGACATTAGAGAGGATGTAATCGGACCAATTGAACAGGGCGCATCTAAGAACGATGACTATCTAATTATAGCCATGAGTTCTGAAGGAACGGTTCGTAATGGACCTGGCGACACAATCAAAATGGAGCTAATGTCAATACTTCGTGGTGAGTATGTTAACCCGCATGTTGCTATCTGGTGGTACAAACTCGATAGCATAAAAGAAGTTGGTGATCCAGAGATGTGGATTAAAGCCAATCCGAACATCGGGAAGACAGTTACATACGAGGCTTATCAGCTAGACGTTGAGCGAGCGGAAATGGCCCCAGCTACTAGAAATGACATCCTGGCTAAACGATTTAATTTAGCTATGGAGGGCTACACATACTTCTTTACTTATGAAGAAACGTTACCCCATAGGCGGCAAACATTTAGAGGCATGTATTGTTCCCTTGGCGCTGACTTATCTCAGGGTGATGACTTCTGTGCATTTACTTTTTTATTCCCATTGACTAACGGTGCGTTCGGAGTGAAAACGAGAAGCTACATTTCGTCTAGGACATATGACAAACTTTCTGAGGCGATGCGTTTCAAGTATGACGAGTTCATAAACGAAGGCAGCTTATGTGTACTAGACGGCAACGTACTTGATTTAGATAACGTTTACGACGATCTAGACCGGTTCATTACAGAGCGCGAATACGACGTTAGTAGTTTTGGCTATGATCCATATAATGCTGCAGATTTTGTCGATCGATGGTCTAAAGAAAATGGTCCGTGGGGCATCGTAAAAGTTATACAAGGAGCTAGAACAGAAAGTGTACCGCTTGGGGAATTAAAGAAGTTAGCAGAAGATAGAGATTTACTATTCGATGAATTACTCATGAAGTTTACGATGGGCAATTCGGTGGTTATAGAAGATACTAACGGTAATCGCAAGCTACTCAAGAAGCGTCATAGTGAAAAGATCGATAACGTATCTGCGCTGATGGATGCTTGGGTAGCGTATAAGGCTAACAAGGACATGTACGAATGAACATTAAATACGAAACAGAGTTACGTCATTACGGCGTTCCAGGAATGAAATGGGGTGTCACGAAAGATCCCCAAACGGATTATTCGAATAAGATTCGAAAACTTGAACGCAAGAACGAATCGTACGCCAATCGCGCATCTGTTACTAAAGCGCGAGGTGCAAAACTGCGTGCTAAGGGCACCACTCTTGAGTCGAGATCTTTAAGAAAAAGATTGCTTGAAAGTAATCGGCATTTCGAAAGACGATCGGGCAAGCAGTTGGTACGGGGTAAACGTTTGCAGGCAAAGGGTGCAAGACTTGAGGCTAAGAGCGCCAGGTATGAACGAAAAATCTATAAGAATAAAATCAAAATAGAGCAGTATAACAAAGCCCTGGCTGCTGCTTTGCGTGAAGTACCCGTACATTCTAGTTAAAGGTAAACGATATGAAGATACAGTATGATACCGAACTTTATCATCACGGGATAAAGGGACAAAAGTGGGGAGTCCGACGCTTTCAGCCATACTCATATACCGGTCCGCGTAAAGGTGGAAAAATTGGAAAAGAAATTGGCCTAGCCGGTAAGAAAGCTGGTAAAGCAATTGCTAAAGCCGGAGCCAAGGCTAAAAAAGCAGGTGCTGTAGCGGCTAAAAAAGTGGGCGCGGTTGGTAAAAAAGCTGGCGCAGCAGCGATAAAAAAAGTAGAGGCGTATAAGCAGCAGAAAGCGGCTGAAAAGCACGTTCGTAATGTTGAAGAAATGACGTCATCGAAAACCGCATTTGTCAAAAATTATGATAAATTGACCCCTGAGGAGCGCGATGCAGCTATTCGCAAATTCGCTGATATGCAGACAATTGGCGACATGAAAGCGGCCGATATGGAACGTTACGCTAAAATGGCGGATAGTACGATGCGAATGGTGAACAGTCTTAAAGGCACTGCAGATGCTGTTTCTGTTATGGCCACCGGTAAGACACTCGGCGAAAATGCTAAAGATCGTCGGCCTCTTAAAGAAGGAACCAAAGAATACGCTGAGTATCGTGAGAAATTGGGTACCGCCAGACAGGAAGAAGCCAAAGCTAAGAAGCTGGAAATCGAGGCCGATCTCAAAGAACCAGAACGCCTGGAGGCCAACCAGAAGCAATGGAAACTCGAGAGAGAGAATGCTGCCGAACGCGAAAAGATTATTAACGATGAAGCTAAAGCCAAGAAAGATGCGGCTACCAAAGAACGGCAAGAAGCGGCACAAAAGCGCAAAGAAACTATTGATAAAACTGTTGACAAGGCTAAAGAAGCTGGCGCTAAGGCCAAAGATGTGGCCAAAGACGTTGGCGGTAAAGCAAAAGAAGCAGCCAAGGAAGCCGGTGCTAAAGCTAAAGAGGCTAGTGGTAAAGCGAAAGAAGCTAGCGCCGAAGCCGTGAAGAATGCATACATAAAGGGGACAGTAACTAAAAATTATTATGCTGATAAAGCTAAGTCCGCCGCAAAAACGGCCAGCGAAACCGCACAAGCGGTTAGCAGTTTACTTAAAAACGGAACCCTTAAGAAAAATTATGCCAGTGGTGTATCCGTGGATATGTCTTTTAAAAAGCCTAGCTCTTCAGACAGTAAATCATCGGATAGTAAACCATCCGGTAATACCAATAGCGGATCTTCACCCAAAAAGACGGCATCTACCCCTAAATCATCCAGTAGCATGCCAAAGAATGCTGAATACTTAAATGATACAATGACGCCAGAGATGCGGCGAGACTACGAGAAATGGCTAAAGAATCATGCCAAGCATTCGTACAGTTCTGGAGAAACATTTGGAGTTATCAAAGCGCACCGATCTGGAAAAGTGTCGATTCGATACGACACCGAACTGTATCACCACGGTATTCTAGGACAGAAATGGGGTGTGCGCAGATTTCAAAATAAGAATGGATCGCTAACCCCAAAAGGAAAGGCCCGCTACACTGATAGGCGTAAGGCCGGCGATTTGGTCGCAAAGACTATACCGGCTGGGACTAAGTGCTTCCGCATTTCTACAAAAGGTGAAGCGGGCGTGATTAATGGCAAAGACGCGTATGTGGCATATCTGCCTGTTGACAGAAACAATATACGAGCCATAGCGCCTTGGCTCATGGCGGTTCGCGGTAAGACGATTGATGATGCCTACGAACGCGAATTAGAAATTACGAAAGATATTAATCTAGCGCCTTACGAAGAAGTAGCAGCTATTCGCCGCGAACTGATGGGAAAAGAACAGTATAGAGCTGAAGCGGCTATGAACATGACGGACAATGTGTTCAGACAGTATGGCTATGACATGGACACAATGACTGCCGTTAAGGATGTTTATACCGGTAAAAAGTCATTGGATCAGATTGCGAACGAACAGTTTGAATCGAGAAAAGCGAATTATGCGGATGACCCAACCATGACGGACTGGATAAACCGTAATCAGGCTACGTTAGTGAACGACATAAAGAACGATTTCGCAAATGGTGTGCACGCGTATGGGACGCGCACTAAGGAGACTGAAGCGGTGTTGAAGGCAGTGGCCACTAAGAAGATGTCTGAAGTTTCAGATTCCGACAGACAGTACGCCAATATGGTGATGACTGCCGTCTACGGTAATGACGGGCTGAACAAAGAAGCACTACGAAACGAGCTTAAGAAGCGCGGTTATGACGGTATGTACGACAACGCCATGATTTCGGTCGATTCGGCTAATGGGCAAGAGGCGTACGAACCGATCATAGTATTTGACGGTGGAGGGTCTATGAAAGAGACCAGCGGGCGCAGTTTGACGCGTAGAGAAATAGCTAACGCTAGGACCGCTAGTGACGCGTGGCGAACCAAAGTAGAACTCAATAGAGTTAAGACGGAGCGCCGGGAGTTTAAGGCTAAACAGAAAGAATTGCGGACCACTCTTAAGAATAGAAAAAAACAAGTGGACAAAGCGTGGGCGGCATACAAAAAAGAACATCCAGGAACGCGAATGAACAAGAATGAATTCTTTGTTCAGCAGGTTCAATCTGGCGCAATAAAGCTAAAGTAGGAGGTAACCGCTATTGGGATTATATGACAGAATTCAAAATGGCTGGAATGCCTTCATAGGAAGGGATCCGACCAAAAGAAAAGTGGGTAATACTGACTATGGCATGTCCTATAGTTTGCGACCAGACAGACCGTATTACCGCCGCGACAGTTACAAATCGATTGTTACGCACATTTACAATCGAATAGCTGTAGATTGTGCTGCCATAACTATCGAACACGTTCAACTCGATAACAACGAACGATTCGAACGCGTCATGAAATCTGGTCTTAATCAATGTCTGACTCTTTCAGCCAACATAGATCAGACAAGTCGTGCTTTTCTGCAAGAGGTTTACGCACAGATGCTGGATTCGGGACATGCGGTTATCGTTCCGGTTGATACCGTCGGCGATCCATACGTGACGGATTCTTACAGCATAAGAACTATGCGTGTTGGTCGTGTGACGGAATGGTTTCCAGCGCACGTTCGAGTTGAATTATATGATGAGCATGATGGTCGTAAAAAAGAATTAATCCTGGCTAAGAAAACCGTAGCCATAATACAGAATCCTTTTTACTCCGTTATGAACGAGCCGAACTCGTATTTACAACGCCTAATCAGGACTACGAATCAGCTCGATAAACTAAATGATCAGTCGGCTTCTGGCAAACTAGATTTGATCATTCAGTTGCCGTACATAGTAAAATCTCAAGCCCGTAGAGCACAAGCCGAAATGCGCCGTAAAGACATAGAAATGCAGCTTGCCGGTTCTAAGTATGGTGTGGCGTATACGGACGGTTCTGAGAAAATTGTACAGCTGAATCGATCACTTGAGAACAATTTATTGGCGCAAGTGCAAGATCTAACAACCAGAGTTTACAATCAGCTAGGATTAAGCGATGCCATAGTGAATGGTACGGCTGACGAGGTGACTAGTCTGAATTACTTTAATCAGACAATAGAGCCTATAGTTTCGGCGGTTGTGGACGAAATGAAACGCAAGTTTTTAACCAAGACCGCCATTACGCAAAGGCAAACGATTTTGTCTTTTCGGGATCCATTTAGGTTAGTACCCACGGGTCAGCTTGCCGATTTGGTACAGAAGCTTACGACGGCTGAAGTCATGTCACCTAATGAATTTAGGCAGATTATAGGCCTTAAGCCGGCACAAGATCCTACCGCGGACGAGCTTCGAAACCGTAATTTAAATAAGACAGAGGGTGAGGTTGATCCTAATGTTGGAAGTGACATTATGGATCCGATGGAAGAGCCAATAGAAGACCCGATGGAAGAACCAATAGAAGAACCGATGGAAGATCCGATGTCTATCGGCGAAGATCTGTTTAAGAAGCTATATAAAAAGTAAGGAGAAAAATCAAAATGAGTAGAAACTTTGATTACGATTTCTCCGGATGGGCAACCCGTAACGACATTAAATGTGCCGACGGACGTACAATACGACAGAATGCATTTGTTGATGATAACAACACGATTGTTCCGCTTGTTTACCAGCATAATCATTCCGATATTACTAACGTTCTTGGACACGCACTTCTCGTAAATAAACCGGAAGGCGTTCGAATGTACGGCAAATTTAATGACACATACGAAGGACTACATGCGCGTACTGCAGTTGAGAATGGAGACATTACGGCGCTATCCATTTACGCTAATGGTCTTAAGCATTCTAATGGTAAAGACGTAGTACACGGATCCATTCGTGAGGTAAGTTTAGTCATTTCGCCGGCAAATCCGGGAGCGATCATCGATTACGTTTCTATGAGTCATGGCGAAGATGGAGAAGATGACGAGGCGATCATTTACACTGGTGAACAGGACATTTTTATTCAGCCTAGTGTTCTCGATCGCGAAACGCTGTACCATTCTAAGGATGATGAAGCAGATGAAACAGGCGAAGGCGCCCACACCCCGCCAAAAAAAGAGAAAGGAGCCAATATGGCAGACGCCAAAAACAAGACAATCCAGGATGTTCTGGATACATTAACTGAAGAGCAGAAGACCGCAGTACAGGCGGCTATCGGTTATGCCGTAGAACATGCCGATGAAATCAAGAAGAAGGCTGGCATTTCAGACGATGACGATGACGAGGACGATGACGAAGCCGAACATTATAATGAAGGAGGATCCGATTTTATGAGCCACCACAACATCTTTGAAGCAGAAGACGATCAGGTGTACACACTTTCCCACTCCGCCCAGGAGACCATTCTGGCAGATGCCAAACAGCGCGGCAGCACTTTCCGTACTGCATTTAAAGATTATGTAGAATCTGAACTGCAGCACGGCATCGACGACATCGATCAGCTGTTCCCGGATTACGAAGACGTTTACAAGGGAGAGCCCGAGACATTTAAGCGGGATCAGTCTTGGGTTTCCGGCGTTATGAACGGTGTGCATAAGGCACCTTATGCTCGTGTACGGACAAGATTTGCAGATGCTAGGGGCAAAGAGCTGCGTGCTAAAGGCTACATCAAAGGCGACGAGAAGACCGTTTCCGGCAACATTAAGCTGCTCAAGAGAACCACTGATCCCCAGACAATTTTCCGCAAAGATGCTCTGGAAAGAGATGACATCATCGACATTACTGATTTCGATGTCGTCAATTACCAGTACAAGATCATGCGTGAGAATCTGGAAGAAGACATCGCTCTGGCTATCCTGGTCGGCGATGACCGCGACGACGACGATCGTGAGCAGATTAAACCGGAGCATATTCGTCCTATCTGGACTGATGAAGAGCTGTACACACTGCACGCAGACGTTGACTTCGATGCTATGAAGGAGACACTGCAGGGTACAGAGACCGGCGCGCATTTCTCCGACAACTATATTTATGCTGAGGCTATGGTTCAGACCCTGCTGTATACCAGAGAGAAGTACAAAGGATCCGGCAATCTGGCTATGTATGCAACACCTCATCTGATCAATCAGATGCTGCTTAGCCGCGACCTGAATGGCCGTAGAATCTATCAGAACCTGTCAGATCTCCAGGCAGCGCTCAATGTTTCTTCCATTAATACTGTTGAGCAGCTCGAAGGACGCACCAGACTTACAAAGGATAACAGAACCAAGAAGCTTCTGGCTCTGTTCGTTAACCTGAACGACTATCAGGTAGGTTCCGTTAAAGGCGGTGAGATCACCAGATTCCAGCAGTTTGATATCGACTTCAACCAGGAAAAGATGCTGCTTGAAACCAGGATTTCCGGTGCTATGATTAAGCCTTGGGCTGCAATCGCTATTGAGGAAGACGTTACTGAATAAGGAGAAAGCATGAGATATTCCGGCATGATCGGCTTTGCGCCAACAAAGAACAAAGGCGACGATGATATTTGGAGCGAAGAGATCAAAGAACATCCGTATAAGGGTGACATCATTAGGCACTCGTACAACGCCCAGAATGGAGAAAAGCTGACCGATGACGTGCAGGTAAATATGCAGATTAGTATTGTTGCTAATGAGTTTGCCTATAATTTCATGCATCTTATACGCTATGCCACGTGGAGAGGGGTTAAATGGGAGGTGACTTCTGTTGAGCCCCAATACCCGCGGCTCTTATTAAGTTTGGGAGGCGTATACAATGGCTGAACATACGCGCGAAGAGTTTCGGGACAAATTGCGTGAGTTCATCGGCTCGAATAATACGTATTATCGTCCACCCGAAACTGTAAAAATGTCCTATCCGTGCGCGGTGTACGATATGGACACTCCGCATATTTTGCGGGC